TTCCGGCTTTGTGAGCTCACGCTATGGCGCGACGGCAACCTGGCCGTGGTCACGTTGAATATCCAAGGCAAGGCGATTCGCATCCTCGAGGCCGATTGCCGGACGATGTTTTACGAGTCGGTCGACGCCGACGCGCTGCGCCAGCTCTCCGACGCCGCAAACCTGCGGCGAGCGGAAAACAGGCCGCCCGATATGCCGGAGCTCGAGGCGGCCGAATGATGCGGACTCTAGGCTGGCTACTGTTCGGCGCCGTTGTGCTGTTCGCCGTAATGAGCGCGATCGGCGGAACGTTCGGCCCGATGCGATGGCCCTAGATGGAGGCGAGCATGGAGCATGACGCGCTAATCGGTAGGCTCGAGCGCAACGCGCGCCTGGCCAATGACATGGCGAACACTGTTCGGAGCGGTGGCGCGGCGCGCCTGGCCGGCGAGCTCGAGGCCTTTGCGGATCTATTCAAGCTATCGGCCTCTGCCCTGCGCACCATGCGGCGAGCTGCGATCGTGGCGCACCATGCGCCGGATCCTGGCGAGCCCAGGCCATGAGCTGGCTATGGTGGCTGGTGCTGGGCGTGGCTGTTGTGTGCGCCCTGGTGGTTACTGCGATAGGTGCCGCAATGATTCGCCTGGCTAAAAATTCCCCGCGCTTTTCAGTCCAGCAAATGCTCGAGGCGCTCGAGCGCCAGCGGCGTGGGCTATGAGCTGGTGGCTATGGTGCCTGGTGCTGGCCTGGCTCGCCCTGGTGCTGGCTGCGCCATTGATAGGCGCACGATTGAAAAAAATGAGTCGACCCATTGGCCCCGATCAAATCGACGCGGCCCAGGGGCGCCGACCAGGGCAGGGGGGGGAGGGGTCGAAAAGACGGCGATGGCCGTTAACCTCCTGCCGCCCAGCGCGAAAATGTGAGGACAGAAAAAAGGGCGTTTAGGGTTTTTGTTGGCGGAGTGTCGATAGCGTCTAATTAGATACCGTCAAGGCGCCTTGACGGTGCGAGGGAGAGAGGGGCGATGAAGTGCACGCATTACGTTTGCCGCTGCGCTCGAGCGCATGAGCTCGCCGTGATGGGCGAGCGCCGAAACGATCCGCGCCTATTGGCCGAAGCAATCGCGGTACACTCGCGACCCGTTACCTGTCGGCTCGAGCTCGAGCCGGCAAATGATGAAACTTTCCCCGCGGATGAGGGGCCATGGGGAACGCGGCACTAGGGGGCGACGATGACCGTTAAGCGACCGCGTAAGCATCAAAGCCAAACGGCGACCGGCAAACATCTGGCGATGATGGCCCAGGCAAAAGGCGGCTATCCGACCTGGCCTAAAGAGCTGGTCGAATTGCCGACCAGGCGCCGCGATCGCCAGCGCGCGACCGGATGGTTTGACCATTTCATAAAGCATCGCGCGCCCGATGGCTGGCAACCCGCCGACGCGGCGCGCGTGGCGCTGTTGTCGCGGACCATGGCGGCCTGGGAGCGCGAATCGTATCTGTTGATGGAGCGCGAAGGCGGCGACGCCGGCCAGGCCGACAAATGGCGCGCGGCGATCGGCCAGTTTTCGCGCCAGCTAGGATTGAGCGTCGCCATACGCGACCCGCGGCTATTGGCAAACGATGCAATGGTCCGCGCCGAGCTCGACCAGGCGGAGCTCTCCGCCGGCGAGGATCTGTTCCCGCGGCCTGGCGCCGGCCGCGGCGTTCTGAATTGAGGCGCCCCAACAACGACTCTTGCGCAACAACAAAGGAAACGAGACATGGCAAAGAATCCAAAGCGACGGCATTTCACTATCGACGGCCTGCCAGTGATCGACGCTCGCCTGCCGCTCGAGGTGCACATAACCGGCCGTGATATCAAACACGCCAAACGGCGGAGCTCCGATTGCTGCGCCGCGGCTCGCGCTCTATGCCGCGAAAATCCGGAAATCGTGGAGGCGCACGTTTACATGACGGTGACGCTCCTAAAAAAGCGCGAGCACGTGGAACGCTACACGACTCCGCCGGCGCTCCGGCTCGAGACGATGGCGCATGATCGCGCCGGCATCTTCCTGCCTGGCGATTTCACGCTGGGCGCGCCGACCGGCGGCCGGCGCCTGGGCCACCATGCCGGCGGCAAAAAGAAAACGAAAACCGGCAACTCGACTCGCAAGGTGCATAAGGTGATGGGCGTTCGGCCGATGGCGCCGCGTGGGCCTGGCCAAACGGAATTCACATGACCGAAGCGACCCGTTTTCCGCTGGCCTGGCCGATCGGCTGGCCGCGGACGCCGGCCGGCGCGCTCGAGCCGGCGCGATTCACTCACCAAGGCGCGGCGATCACGATTAGCGCCGCGGCCCAGCGGCTCGAGGCCGAGCTAGAGCGGCTAGGGGCTACCGATCCGCTCATGTCCAGCAATCTAAAGCTGGGCGTTTCCGGCGTGCCGCTCTCCGGCCAGGGCGAACCGCGCGACCGCGGCGTGGCCGTCTATTTCAACTTGCACGGCGCCGACCGCGTGTTGGCGTGCGACCGCTATCTGTCGACGGCCGGCAATATCGCGGCCATCGCCGCACACATTGACGCGCTACGCCGAATCGATCGCTACGGCGTGGGCACCATAGACCAGGCGTTTGCCGGCTATGCGGCGTTGCCTCCGCCGACGGCCGACAATCGCGCGCCCTGGCGCGCCGCGCTGGGATTCAAGCCGGACGCCAAGGTGACGCCGGACGATGTTCGCGTGAATTTCCGGAGTCTCGCCAAAGCGGCGATGACGGACGAACAGCGATTACGCGACCTAAACCTGGCGCGCGACGCCGCATTAAGGGAGCTGGCCGCATGACCCGCAAACGCCGCGGCAAAATGGGACACGCCGGCCCGCCGGTGCCGGTGCTGGTGCACTATGGCGGCGCCGTCGACGTGATCGCGGCGTTTCGCGAAACCTTCCCCGAGGCCGAAGTGGTCGACATGACCACGCCGGCCGGCCGGCTGCGGTTCGCGGAGCTCCGATCGACGGCCAGCGGCGGCACGCTCGAGACTCTCCCGATCATATTCAAGGGGGCGCCGTGACAGGCGATCGTTACGGCGCCTTTCGGCCCAGGCGCGATGCGAAGGGCGGACTCTACCTCGAGCCGATCGACCCGGAGGGCAAACCCATGGCGGAATTGATGCGGCTGCCTCCGCCGACGCGGCGCCAGGTGCTCGCCGAGCTCGAGCGCGAGCTGGCCATGAGGGCGACGGTTTTCCCGTCGCTGGTCTATCAAAAGAAACTCCGGCAATTCGACGCCGACCATCGCAACGCGTGCTTGCGGAGGGCGCTGGCGGACCTGGCGGAGTATTACGGCGGCCAGGCCGACGGCCGGTGACGGCCGCCGGCGGAGTAGGGTAAAACGCGGCGACGATCGCAAAGGGGAGTCCAGCTCATGGCCCAGGATCCGCGACCGCTACCCCCGCCCGAAAGCGACCCGCCCCAGCCGCAACGGCGCTACGATCGATTGCGCGATTATCTCGCGCTGCCGCGGTTCCGCTGGACCTACGGCGCCCAGCACAACGCGCAAGAATACTGGCGCGATCGCCTGGGCGGCGATCAATGAGCCCCTATCGACTGGTGGACGAAGAAACCGGCGAAACGGTCCGCGGCGACGATGGCGCGCCGTTTGAAGGCATGACGGCGCCGGCCGGCGCGCTGGTGGAAGTGTACGCCGGCGAGCTCGAGGGCACGCCGACGGCGCGAATCTCGCCTGGCGCCGCGACCGTGCCAGGCCTCGAGCCTCCGGACCCCAACCCGGAACCGATACCGCCGACGGAGGGCAACGGAATGGACGTGATCGAAAACGAAACCCAGCTCCGCGACGCATTGGAAACCTACGCGCGCGAGCAACGCGTGGGATCCTGTGGCAGCAAGACGCCTATCACCATGACGGCGCCGATTGTGATTCAGCAAACCTCGCACGACGGTATGCCGTGGGGCGCCAACCTGAATTTCACGCGGCTGTTGTGGAGGGGGCCAGGCGACGCCGACATGATTACCTATCGCGGCAAAGATGGGATCTCTAACCGCGGCCTGTTCCTCGAGCGGTTCGCGATGGACGGCAACGGCTACGGCGGCACGCCGGCGCGCCGGTGCCTGCATATCTACGCGCCCGACGGCGACCCCGGTTCAATCTACAAGTTTACGCTCCGCGACGTCTTTACCGCGTGGGCCGTCAACGGCATTGCGATTCGCGGCGCCGTTTTCGAGGGCTATCTGGAAAACGTGCACGCCGAAAACCATCAAGGCGACGGGATCATAATGGAGTCGCTGGGCCTCGACGGCATGTCGCCCTGGTCGATCGTGAGCAATATCATGGTCAACCATCCCAACAGCTCGCGCAATTTCGGCGCTGGGATGCGCCAGCCCTACAGCGTCAATTCGATTCTCGGCTCCTACGTTTTGAACGCCGAGGGCGGCATAGCCTCCGGCGAGGGGATTCGCGCCGTGATGCTTTCCAACGGCGAAAACACTGGCGAGCAATTGTTGTCGCCAACCATCAACGGCTATTCGACGGTGGTTGCCGGCAATGAGGCGTCGACCGACGGCAAGACGCACGCGCGCCGCTGGGACGGTTCGCAATGGGTAAGTGTCGGCGCGCCGATGCTCTACGGCGTCAACAACGTGGGGCATTTCGATAACGCCAATCACATGAGCTACTACGGCGACGGATCCGTAAATGTTCGCTGGATGAGATGACGGCGCGCGCCAGGCTGGCGCGTGAGAGCGGGGGACAATGGATGAAATCGACCTAGAGAGTTTCGCGCTGGGCGCCTGTTTATGCGTTTTGTTGTGGGCCATATGCCAGTACCTCGGAGTCGCTATCTAAAGAACGGGTTTCCGCGCCTGGTGCTGGCGGCGCCGCCGCACGCGCGAGCGACAAAGGGAAAGAGCATGAACAGCGGCGAGGCCGGCCAGGTGGCCGACGCGATCACGCTGTTAGAAACCGGCCGCGTCGACATGGCCCTAACGCGTTTGCGAACGCTGTTGGCGAGCTCCGGCTATCCATCGCCCGCCGTTATCCGGCGTCCCGGCCGCCATGGTTAAGCTGGCGCTCCATTTCGCCCTGGGCCTGGCCGTCGCGCTGGCGTGCGACGGGATCCTGGCCGCGGTGCTTTGAGGGGAGAGGCGATGGTTAAGGGATTACGATTCCGCGCCGGCGTGCATGACCGGCTGTTGTGGACCGACGAAAAAGAACCGCTGTCGTTCATATGCTCGAGCTGCGGCCGATCGATAGACGAGCGCGAGGCGCCGTTGCGATTGATGGGCCGGCGCTGCGCGGTTTTCTGTGAGCCGTGCGTGGAGCTCTGTTTTGAAACCGTCGAATCCTGGCCCATGCCGGCGACGCGGCGCCGGCGATGAAGGAAACGGCCGGCGAGCTCGTTATACGATTCGTGACTACGCATTTGCGCGTGCCGGAGGGCGAGCTGGTGGGCCGGCCTGTCAAGCTGGCGGATTTCCAGCGGCGATTCATTCTCGACGTTTACGACAACCCGCACGGCACGCGGCGCGCGCTGCTATCGATGGCGCGTAAGAACGCCAAGACGACGCTTATTGCCATGCTGGTGCTGGCGCATTTGATCGGTCCCGTCGCCGTTCAAAACTCGCAAATCGTGTCCGGCGGCCTCACGCGCGCCCAGGCCGCGCTCGTTTTCGATCTTTGCGTGAAGATGGTCCGGCTTAACCCGCGCCTGGTGCGCGAGGTGCACATAGTCGACTCGCTAAAGCGGATGAAGGGCCTCGCGCTCAATACCGAATATCGCGCGCTCTCCGCCCAGGCCGGCGCCGCGCATGGCCTGTCGCCGGTGGTCGCGATCCTAGATGAGATAGGCCAAATCGACGCCGACTCGAGTCCGTTCGTGGAGGCGATCACGACGGCCCAGGGCGCCTACGCTCACCCGCTGTTGTTCGGCATATCGACCAGCGCACGCTCCGACGCTTCCATGTTTTCAATCTGGATCGATGACGCCAAACGAACCGGCGACCCGACGATTGTTTGCCACGAATACCGCGCGCCCGATGGCTGCGCCCTGGGCGATCGCACGGCCTGGGCGGCGGCAAATCCGGCGCTGGGCCTGTTCCGGAGCGAACAGGATCTGGCCAAGGCGGCGGAGCGCGCGGCGCGCCTGCCGAGCGAGGAAGCGGCTTTTAGAAACCTGTTCCTAAACCAGCGGATCGCGCTCGAGTCGCTGTTCATTGCGCCGACGCTATGGCTCGAGAACGCGGCGGCGCCGGAGCTCGAGGCCTTCCGCGCCAATACGGTGGCGATCGGCCTCGACCTATCCGCGCGCGCGGATCTAACGGCCGCCGTGCTGGCGGCGCGCGACGAAGAAACCGACGGCGGCGCCGTCCATCTATTGCCGTTCGTCTTTACGCCGCTGGGCACGCTGGGCGAACGCTCGAGGCGCGACCGTGCGCCATATGAACAATGGGCGCGCGACGGTTTCCTGGTGCCGGTGCCTGGCGACGTGATCGAATACGAATACGTGGCCGGCTACCTGGCGCGCGAGCTCGAGGCGCTGGGGATCGAGCCGGCCGTGGTCGCTTTCGATCGCTGGCGGATTAAGGATTTCCAGCGCGCGGCGATGGATACGGATTTTGCCGGCGGCGCCGAATGGCAACCGATACCGCAAACTTATTCCGGCATGTCGCCCAGGCTCGAGGCCTTCGAGTCGCTGTTGCTGCAAAAGCGGATCCGGCACGGCGGCCACCCGCTCATAACGATGGCCGCGGCAAATGCCGTCGTGAAACTGGATCCGGCCGGAAATCGAATGTTGAACAAGGAAAAGGGCCGCCGGCGGATCGACCCGCTTGTGGCGGCCGTCATGGCGGCGTTTGCGGTTTACGATGGCGCGGCCCAGGCCTTCGACGAAAAAGCCTGGATCGGCTAACCGGATCCGCTGCGACGTTTGCGGCCGCCGGCGGCCGCTGGCGGCGCGGAGTAGGGATCGCCGGTTTGCCTGGTGCGCGCCGTGCCTCGAGAAGCTCGAGCGCGCCCGCGCCATGGTGGAGAGCGTCAAGGCGCCTTGACGCTGCCATGATCCGCGGCGATATCGGCCGCATGAAAACCGCTCTACCGATCGCCCGTTGGGCGTTCCTTCTGGTGCTGGTGCTGGGCACTAGCCAAACCGCGGCGTGCTCGAGCGCCGGCGACCCCGAGCGCGCGGCCCGATTGACCAGGGCGTTTAACGCCGGTTTCAGCGACGGCATTTCACGCCGGCCGGCCCGATCGACGTGCACGACAACGCGCCTGGGCCGCGGCCAGTGGCGCACTGACTGCCGGAGCTACTAGCGATGAAACGTTTGACCAGGCTCGAGCGCGAGCTGTTGCGCCGATCGGCCGAATTCGTGCTGGCCGGAGAGTGGCCATGGGAGGAAGGCGACGGCCCGAAGGCGATTCGCAAATGGGAGCGCGAGGCGGCGGCGCTGCGAGCCGCTATTGCCAAACTCGAGGCGACCTAGAAACGCGGCGCCGGCTAACGCTGTACGCACACAACAGTAACCCCGCCGGCGCAACGTGAAGCGGCCCAGGCTCCCAGGCCTGGGCCGCTTTTTTGTGCCTCCGAGCTGGGCGCGAAAATTAACGCGCCGGCGTGACTCCCGGCTTGTTCGCCTGGCCAGGGGCGCCGCCCTGGGGATGCTCGCCGGTTTGGCCTGGCGGCCCGCCCTGGGGATGCTCGCCGGCCTGCGCTGGCGGGTTTCCTTCGCCGGTGAAAGCCTGGCCGTGCTGGCGCTGGTGCGCCTGGCCGTAGGCGTCGACAAACGACTGGGCGCCGCGGCCGGCGTGCTCCGGATGGGCCTTCTCGAGCTCCGCGCGCAACGCTGGATCCATGGCATTGCGCACGGCCTCGAGCTCGAGCTGGCGGCCGCCGACGGTGACTTGGGGCATAGGCTTTCCTCCCGGTGAACGATCAAAGGCAATGCCGCACGCCGGATCGTGGTTGCCAGGCGCCGCGGTAACGGGATACCTCGATGGCCACAAATGGTGTAAGGCGAAGCCTACGGCGCACAATCGCTAGGGGGGGCCATGACCAGCCTAACGCCGTTCCGGGCCTGTTCTACTCTAGTTCTGAAATCGATAGACGATGACGCACGCGTCATAGAGGGCACGGCATCGCACGCGGCGCCGGATCTAGCCGGCGACATTATCGAGCCGAAGGGCGCCGTTTACGCGCTGCCCATGCCGTTGCTGATGCAACACGACCGCGACCGGCCGGTGGGCGAGGTGGCCGCCGCGCAAGTGTCCGACTCCGAAATTTCAATTCGCGCGACGTTCGCCAGGGATACCGGCCTGGCCTATGTGGATGACGCGTGGAAGCAAGTTAAGGCCGGCCTGGTGCGTGGCCTGTCGATCGGCGCGCAACCGCTCAAGGCGGAGCCGATCGTGGACAAAGACGGCCGCATGACCGGCGTGCGCTACACGGCCTGGCGCTGGCTCGAGCTCTCCGCGGTGACGCTGCCCATGAATCAGCGAGCCGGCATTGACGTTGTAAAGATGTTCGACCCGTGGGGAGCGACGGCGTTTCCGCCGCGCCTTGATCCAGGGGGCGAGCTGCCAGGCGCCGAGCCCGTGCGCCAATCCTACGAAGCAACCCGAGCTCGCGCCCAGGCCGCCCTAAAGGCCGCGCGCGCGGTGCTCCACCGTTAGGACGATTCGCCATGAACGTTTCCGACAACATTGCGCGCCTGGCTGCGAAACAGGCGGCCGACTATGCGACGCTCGAGGGCCTGGTGGCCCAGCTCGACAAGGACACTGGTAACGCGACGATCAAGGGCCAGGTGGACCAACTAACCGTCCAGCTCGAGAAGGACGCCGGCGCGCTGGCGTCATTCCAGGCGATCGAAAAAGCCCAGGCGCGGCTCGCGCTGCCGATCGCGCCGGCGATCGTGGCGCCCAAGCGCGGCGAGGCGAAAGCGACGCATATCTGGCGCGCCGCCGTCGTGATGTTCGACTCGTATCATTCGCGGCGATCGATCGACGAAGTTTTGAAAGAGCGTTACGGCGACGACGAAGTGACCCGCGACGTTTGCACGCTCGCGCTCAATCATTCGACGCCAGGCCGCGGCCATGACGTGCTGCAAATGATGCTGATACAGCGCGCCGCCCAGGGGCCGGCAACAACCTTTACGCCAGGCTATGCGCAAGAGCTGGTGCACCAAACATACGCGGCGTTCCTCGATGAGCTCCGCGGCGTGTCGGCCGTCGCCCGCGTGAATTTCGTTTCCGACTCCTTCGCGAACGGCGCGCCGATCGTTGTTCCGTATCGCGTCGCAAAAGAACCGTTCCCCGACAATTTCGAGGCCGCGTTCCGTCGCGAGGGCGACCCGATTCGCGTGGGCCGGCTGCGCACTGGCGCCAAAACGCTCTATCCCTATTCCATGGGCGTGATCGGCACGTTTACGCGTGAGCTGTTGCGCCGCTCGACGCCGTCGATCGAAACCATGATTCGCCAGGCTATGCTCGATGACACGGCGAGCATTATCGACGCGCTGGTGTTCGGCAACGGCGCCGCCGTCGCCGGCCTGCGGCCCGCCGGCCTGACCAACGGAATCGATCCGACCGACACGCACGCGGCGACGGCGACGCCGACGATTGCCGATATCGACGCCGACCTTAACAAGCTGGTGAAACAGCTAGTCGCGGTTCGCATGATGGGCGGCCCGTCGACGTCGTGGGTTATGAACACGGCGAACGCCGTCACGCTCTCGACCTTGCAAAACGCGCTGGGCGGATCGGCCTTCCCTGGCACGACGGCCCAGGGCGGAACGCTCAAGGGCTATCCGGTGGCCGCGTCGCCGTATTTCGCGCTCGACCGCGTGTTGCTGGTCGACGGCGCCGGCGTCTTTATGGCCGGCGGCACGCCGGAGTTTGAAATGTCGACTCAGGCAACCTTGCATGAGGAAAACACGGCGCCGTTGCCGATCGGCTCCGCCGGAGCTCCGGCGACCGTCGCGGCGCCGGCGCGCTCGCTGTTCCAAACCAACAGCGCGGCGCTGCGCATGATCGAAGAAATATCCTGGGATGAGCTGCGGACCGGAGCGGTTCAAGAGCTGACTGGCGTAGCCTGGTAGAGCGCAAGAGGGATCCGGCCGCTAGGGGGCGGCCGGTCCCAACCTCGAGAGCGGCGCCTGGCGTTAACCTTCCCCGACCACACGACCCCGAACGCCCCGCGCCGCTCTCACTCTTTCGAGGGGGCGTTGATGTTAAGACCAAACCAAATGCTCGTTTGGGTATCGCAGGGAACGGCCGCCGATCGCCGGACCGGCTTTGTTGCGATGACCCGCGCGGCGTTCATACAGGCCGAGTCGCAAGGGCGCGCCCAGGATCCACGAGTCGGCGCGCTGCATTTGAAGTACATACGCCGCGACCTGTTCGTGGCGCCGCCGCTGGCCGACCAGGCGCCGGAGCCGCGATCGCCGGCGCCGCCGTTGCCGGTTCATTCGACCAGGCCGCCGGCGCGCCGGCGCTCGAGCTCGAGCGAGGGCTAGGTGGGCGTCGTTACCTGGCTGCGCCGCGCCGTGGCCGAAGGCGCCTGGCGCATGGCCTACGGCCGATCGATCGAAAGCGGCCGCGTCTATGACATTCCATTCGGTGACGGCTGGGAGCGCGGCTTGCGGCTCATGGCTGGCCCGATCGACGGCCGCGGCGTGCCGGCGGCGTTCGCGTGCGTCATGTCGTTTGCTCGAGCGATTAGCCAGGCGACGCCGGCGCACAAACGCGTGAGCTCGAGCGGCAAGCATGAAGTGGTCGAAACGTCGCCGGCCGCTCGATTGCTGCGCTATCCCAACGCGTACCAAACGTTTGAACAATTTATTTTCAATATCATTGCGGCGCACGGTTTCGACGGCGAGGCGCTGGCGCTTATCACGCGCGACGATCGCGGCGCGCCGGCGGAGCTCCACCCGATTCCGCGGCGCGCCTGGCAACCCTATGTGACGCCGCGCTCCGGCGCCGTTTTCTATTACGTGGGCGAGAGCTCTAACGGCCTCTATCCCGAGCGGCTCGAGCTGGTGCCGGCGCGCGACGTGATTCATTTCCGGCAATACACGCCACGCCATCCGCTGGTAGGCGAAACCGCGCTGGCCGCGGCCGCGCTGGCGACTGGCGTTAACGTCGCGCTCTCCGCAAGCCAGGCGGCGTTTTTCTCCAATATGTCGCGACCCGCCGGCGTGCTGTCGACCGACCAGGCGCTTAACCGCGATCAAATGACCAGGCTGCGGACGGCCTTCAAAGAACAGGCCGCCGGCATGTCTCAAGGCGAATTGCCGATACTGGCGAACGGCCTGAAATTCCAACAGCTCGCAATCTCGAGCGTCGACGCGCAATTGATCGAATCGCAACGTATGTCGATCGAGGAAATCGCCCGAACGATGGGCGTTCCGTTGCCGGTGATCGGCGTCTTACAGGGCGCGACATACAACAACGTTGAACAGCTCATAAATCACTGGCTGGCGGTTTCGCTGGGATCCTTGCTCGAGAGTGTGGAGCGCGCGCTGGATCGCGCCTTTGCCCTGCCGCGCTCCGAATATGTGGAGCTCGATACAAACGCGTTGCTTCGCTCCGACCTGGCGGCGCGTATCGACGCGCTGACAAAGGGGATCCAGGGCGGCCTCTATGCGCCGGACGAAGCGCGCGAGCTCGAGGGCCTCAATCCGACCAACGGCGGCGGCGAGCCGTATTTGCAACAGCAAATGACGCCGCTGTCGCGCCTGGCAAAGATTGCCGACAAGGCGGCGGAGCCGACGCCGGCGCCGCGGCCCGCGCCGGCGCCGGCGCCGACGCCGGCGAACGCGAACGAAAAGGCCTTTAACCCGGAGCGCGCGGCGGAGCTGCTACGCGCCAGGCTCGAGAGGCGCGCGAATGTCGGATGATCTAGAGCGACTGTTTAGCCAGGCGCTCGAGCCGCTGGTGCTCGAGCTCGAGCAAACGCGATCGGCCCAGGGCGAGCTCCGCCAGGGCCTCGAGGCGATGGGCGCCGAGCTCGCGGCCGTGCGCGCCGAGCTCACGGCGGCCCAGGGCGAGCTCGCGACGTTCAAGGCGCATCGCTTGGACGTGGAGGCCTGGGCGCCTGGCGTCTATCGCCAGGGCCGCGTCGTGCAGCATTTTCACGGCCAGTATTTCGAGGCGCTCGAGGATACGGCGGCGGAGCCTGGCGAGGGCGGCGCCTGGCGGCGCCTGGGCCTGGCCGGATTCCGGTTCCGCGGCCTGCGCGTCGACGGCGCCGACTATCAAACCGGCGACCTGGTGCAAGCCGACGGCGGCACGCTCCTACAGTCCGGCGACAAACTTACGTGGCTGGCGTTGCGCGGCCATCGCGGCAAGCCAGGATTGCCTGGGGATCCTGGCAAGCCTGGCGACCCTGGCCGGCCTGGGGATCCTGGCGCGCCTGGCAAGCCAGGCGCCGCCCTGGTGCGGCTCGAGGCCGATCGCGGCGTGTTGTTCGCCGTCATGTCGGACGGCGAGCGGCGCGCGATCGCGCTCGAGGCCGTGGAAGGGGCGACCGCATGACCTGGCCGACCGATACCCTAAGCGCGTTCAAGGCCTGGCTGGGCGCCACGACGGCGACCGATGACCAGCTAACGGCGGCGCTCGAGCTCGCCCTGGTGACGGTCGAAAACTGGCTGGATCGACCGTTGGAGCTCAAGCAACGGACACAAACCGATTTCGACGCAAATTGCGTGGTGCGGCTCCGCGCCTGGCCTGTCGACAACGTGACCAGCGTTACCTATGCCGGCCAGGCCGCCGACGTCGCGCTGTTGGCGCTCGACAAGGCGACCGGCCGGCTTGCGGTGCCGTACTACTGGGGCGCAATCGAAACCGTTTACAGCGGCGGTTTTGACCCCATGCCGCGCGACCTTGAGCTGGTGTTGTGGACCGTCGCCGCGGCGGTGCTGCCGGCCTCGAGCTCGCGCGCCGGCGTGAGCCTGGCGCCGGCGGTCCGGCGCGTAACCACGCCGGACGTTGGCACGGTCGAATATGCGACGCCGCCGGCGAGCGAAAGCCAGGCGGAGCAATTGCTGGGCGGCGCCATACCGCCGCAATTCGAATCGGTGCTGGCGCGCTATCGCGCCGAGTCGGTCATAGGGGGTGCATGATGGGCGCGCCGTTCTGGAACGAAGCGCATCGCCAGGCCTGGGAGGGCAACGTTGCCCTGTTGGCGGCGCCGGCGACGTGGACGCAAGACGGCGTTGCCGTCGCGCTGCAAGCCGGCTTTGCGATCGGCCGCGAAACCGACGTTGCCGTGGCTAACGCGCTGGGCGTGGGCGTGCGCAAGGTGACGTTGCGCGCGATGGATACCGCCGGCCGGACGCCGCGGCCGCTCGATAGGCTCGAGCTCGCCGGCGAGGTGCTGACGATCGACGCCGTAACGCCGATCGTTTTTGCCGGCGAGCTCTACGGCTGGAAATGCCAATGCGCCGGCCAGGATCCGACGCCATGAGCGGCGAGGCATACAAGCGCGGCCTGGTGCGCGGCTGGTGCGACGCCGTCGCCGCGGCGGCGTTCGTGCCGACGATCAACGACGCCGATCGGCCGGCCGATGGCGCGCCGTGGTTTACGATCGTATGGGAGCCCGACACCGTGGAGCCGATCGCCTATTGCGGCGTCGCCATGGAAACCGGCGCGCTAAACGTGATCGTGGGCGGCGAGCCTGGGAACGGCGACGCCGCGGTGGCCGCGGCGAGCGACGCCGTCGTGGCCGAGCTCCTGGCCAATGCGGATCCGCAAGGCCAGCTCACGCTCGAGCGCGCAAACGGGACGGCCGAACACTCGAGCGGCACGGCCGATCGCTGGTATCGACTGCAAACGCCGCTCGCTTATCGCTACATCAACGGAGGGCCGTAAAATGGCTGCTAAGGCTTATTCGACCAAGGGGCTGCAAATCTGGCTGGGCGCGCCGGAGGCGCCTACCGCACTGGTGCCGACCGCGATCACTTCCGCGGCGCCGGCCGTTGTCACGGTGGCCAATACCGCCGTTAACGGCGACCTGGTCTATGTGACCAACAGCGGCTTTCCGGAGCTCGACGGGAAATGGTTTCCCGTTGGCGCCGCGAGCGCGACGGAATTCGAGCTCGTGGGATCCGACACGAGCGGCTCGACCGGCGCCCTGGCCGTGACGCCGTCGATCGACTTGCACGCCAAGGGCGACGCTTTCGACCTGTCGTGCCTGTCGAAAACGATCACGTTTAACAGCGACGCGCCGGCGGCGATCCAGGCCGGCACGTATTGCGACCCGTCGCTGGCGATAACCTCGCCCATCATTCCGCCGACCACGATTGAGTTTGGCGGCAATATCAACGTCGCGGATCCTGCCTATAAGGAATTGATCGACGCCGGCGAGGATGGATTGCAACGGCCGCTCGATATCCTGTTGCCGTTCGGCCAGGGCGATATCGTGGCGCCTGCGGTGGTTTCCCTGGTGACGTGGGATCTGCCGGTGGACGGCGTGCAAGGTTTCACGGCGACCGTCACATGCTCGAGCAAGCCGGCGCATCGCTTCGCCGCGGCGCCGTAAGGGGAAAAGCAACATGGCAGAAACCAACGGACACGCGCCGCTCGAGCTGGCGCCGATCGCCGCGCCGACCGCGAGCGCCGAGGAATTCGACGCGCTCCTGGCCGGCCTTTTCGAGCCGCGCCTGGTGGAGCTCGCGCCAGGCCGGACGGTGGAGATTCGGCCGCTCATGCTCGAGGGCGCCGACGTGCTTTACAGCGGCCAGGCCGGCGGCGGCTCGAGCCTGCAACGGTTCATGTTGGCGCGTTGCGTCTACATCAACGGCCGGCCGCTGGGCGAGCTCGCCGGCCGTCTGCCGGTGGCCTGGGCTAATCGCCTGGTGCCGCTGGTGATGGAAGCCAACGGCATGGACACGACGCCGGCGGCCGGAGGCGGCGAAGCGATCGACCCAAAAGCCTGAAACGCTCCTGGCGCCTGGCGCAACACGGCCTGGCCGAGCTCCTGGGGGTCACTGTAGGGGAGTTGCGCCGGACCATGACGCTACCGGAATTCTTTTCCTGGCAAGCCTACAGCAAGGCGAAACAGCGCGAGGCGGCGAACGCGGCCGGCCGACCGGATCCGGCGACTCTGCCGGAGCTGGGCGCGCTGGGGCCGGCCGGCGTCGCCCAGGCGATTAGGGGGTGACATGGCACGCGCGACCATTTCCGGCCTCGAGGCGCTAAAGGCGGAGCTCCGCAAATTTCCCGACGCCGTCCAGGCTCGAGCGGTGGCAACCGGCGTGCGCAAGGCGGCCGGCAAGCTGCGCACGGCCGTGCGGCGCGCTGCCTATGCCAAGGTGGCCAAGGGATACAAGCGCAAGAATCGGCTGCGCTACGCGCTGCGATCGGCCGTAGGCAAGCGCGTGCAATTCAAGGGCAAGGCGTGGGTGGCGCTCAAGGCGGCGCCTGGCGAGAAGCGGACGCGCCACTATTACAAAACGCTCGAGGTGGGCCGTAAGGCCTACACGAGCAAACGCCGCGGCGCCGTGGCCGGCTCTCCGCCCATGAAACCGTTTTTTGCCAAGACGATCCGCGCCAACAGCGCGGCGACAATGCGGATCCTGATAACCGAAACGCAAAAGGCGATCGCCTACGAAGCCGGCAAGGCTTTCGCCCGATCGAAGGGAAGGCGTTAGGCGATGGCGGATTTTGCCGACCTTGTCGTTAAGCTCGAGCTGCAACAGGCGCAGTTTCAAAAGGGCATGGAACAGGCCGCGCGCTCCATGGCGCGTGTCCAGCAAAACGCCAAGGGCGCGCAAAGCGCGATGGGCGGCCTCGAGGCCAGTCTAACCGGCGTCGCCCAGGCGGCCGCGGCCGTGGGCACGGCGTTTGCCGCGATCAAAACAATTCAGGCGATCACGACGGCGGCCGACCAAATCCGCAACCTGCAAGGCTCGTTTACCGCGCTGACCGGATCCGCCGAGCGCGCAAACGACATGATGATTCGAATTTTCGGAGTCGTGGCGCGCACTGGCGTTCCGCTCGACGCCGCGGCGAGCTCCATGCAGCGACTCACAATCGCCATGGGATCAATGGGCGCGAGCAACGCGCAAATTGAGAAGGTAGCCGAAACCTTTATTCAACTGGGCAAGGTGGGCGGCTCGAGCGCCGCCGAGACGGCCGCGGCGCTGCAACAGCTAGGCCAGGCGCTCGCCAGCGGCAAGCTGGGCGGCGATGAGCTCAAATCGATTCGGGAAAATGCGCCGCTGGTGGCCGAAGCGATCGCCCAGGCTATAGGCGTGACCAGCGGCCAACTCAAACAACTGGGCGAGGATGGCAAGCTAACCTCCGACGTTGTCGCCAACGCGCTGATAGCGGCGAGCGACAAGGCGGCCGCCGGTTTTGCGAAACTGCCGCAAAGCCTCGAGCAAGCAACTAACAAGATGCTGGCCCAGGCCACGCTCGCCGCGGCGGAATTCGACCGCGTGGGCGGCACGACGTCGACCCTGGTAACGAGCGTTGGTTTTGTGGAGGCCACGCTTAAACGCTGGACGGAGGAATTGCGCGCCAGCAATAGCGAGCTCAATACGTCGCAAATCCTGGTGGAGTCGGTAAACGACCTGATGAAGCTGGCCGCGGTGGCGTTCGTGGCCGTGTCGTTCGCGCTCGAGCAAATCGTCAAGCGGACGGCGTTTTGGGCCGAGCAAATCAAGCTCATTGTGCAAATGGACTGGGACGGCGTCATTGCCAGCTCCGACCGTTTCCGCCAACAGCTCGAGGCCAGCGCCGACGCCGCGAATCGCACGATTGAGGCGCTGTTGCGCGCCAAGCAAGTGGCGCCGTTCGGTCCGGCATCCGGCGGCGCCGAGGAAACCGGCGGCCAGCCGCTGGTCAAGGGCCGGCCGCTCAAGGCGCCGCCAGGAACCGGCGGCGCCGGCGGCAAGGGCAACGCCGAAAAAGAGGCGGAGCAACTGAAAAAGCGCGGCGAGGCGCTGGCGGCCGCCGTCGACTCGCAAGAGGCCTATAACCAAAAGCTGCGCGAATACGACGAGCTGTTGGGTAAGGGCGCGATTAGCCAGGAAGTTTTCGAGAAGGCGGTGGCCAAGGCGAACAGGGAACGCACGGCGGAGGGCGACGCCATTAAGGCGCTGGTCGACCCCTACGAAGCGCATCGCCAGGCGATGGAGAAAATTAACGAGCTCTACCGGCAAGGCGCGATCGAAATAGAGCACTGGCTGGCGATGAAGGAAAAAATTGACAAAGAGCTCAAGGACAAAAAGGGCGACGACAAAGACTCGTTTGAAAATCAGCTAAAGCGGCTCGAGGAGGATGCGGCCAAGGCGACCGGCACGGCGATCGGCGAATTTTTTGGCGACCTGATTCAAGGCTCGATGACGGCCGAACAGGCGTTTAAAAAGATGACGGACGCCATTTTGCAAAACCTGGCCAAGCTCCTGGCCGAATTCGCCGCGGCGCAAATCACAAAAGCGATTCTGTCGTTCCTGCCAGGCGCCGGCGGCGCCAGCGTCGCCGGCAACATGGCGCCTGGCGGCCTCATGCTGGCCTCGAGGCCGACCACGTGGAACGCCGCGGCGAGCCTGGCCGGACCGTTCGGCGCATCAACGCGCGCCGGCGCCGCGCCTGGTGAGACAACCGGCGGCGCCGCCAGCGGCTCGCCGTGGAATGTGACGATCAACAACAACGCGCCTGGCGTCGACGTGACGGCCAGGCCGCGCAATGACGGCGGCCTCGAGGTGGTGGTGGAGCGCGTGCGCTCGATGATGGCGCAAGACGTGGCGCGCGGCGGAAATCCGTTTTCGCGCTCGCTGGAAACGGCCTATGGCCTGGGCCGCGGTGCCAGCCGATGAGCATTAGTAACGAGCTCAAACGGGTTTACGCGAGCGCGCCCAGCGATCGGCGCTATATCGAAACGCTCGACCTGTATCATCCGCGGTTCCCGCGCCGGTTTTTCATCGTTAACGACGTCCAGGCCTGGCAATTCCAATTGTCGGCCGGCGGCGGCCTGGTGCCGTTTTTGCCGGTGCCGTTTCACGTTCAAATGCCGACCGTCGACGGCAAGGGCCAGCAAGATATGCAAGTGCAAATCGACAATATCGGCCGCGAGGCAATGGACGCGATCGAAGCGGCGAGCGCGGATCCGACCATCAACATAACCACGACGCTTAGGATCTATCTCGACGTTGCCGGTTCGGCGCCGCAAATGGACCCGCCCATAACGCTGGCGCTGCAATCCGTCACTGTCGACGCCGGCGCGATCGTGGGCACGGCGACGCGCGCCGACGTGCTTAATCGACCGTTCCCGACGGAGCTCTATCGCGTCGACCTGTTCCCAGGCCTTAACCGATGAAAGGGGGCCGCCATGAGCTGGCTATGGATCCTGATTCTTGTGTTGCTGGTGCTGGCGATCGCCGGCGCGCCGACCTGGCCCTATTCGCAGGCCTGGGGCCATGGCTGGGCGCCGAGCGGCGTGGGCCTGGTGCTGGTGCTGGTGCTGGTGGTGCTGTTGCTCACGGGGCGACTGTGAGCCACGCCGGCGACCTGGCATGGCTAAACGATTATGTCGGCGTGCCATTCCTCGAGAACGGCCGCACGCGCGACGGCTGGGATTGCTGGGGCCTGGTGGTCGCCGTCTATCGCGATCGCCTGGGCCTCGAGCTGCCGGATTATCAATGGCGGCCGCCGTTCGGCCCGCTCGAGAAACTGGCGGCGTTCGCGGTGGCGATCGACGGCGTCGACCAGGGCGAGCTCGCCGTGGAGCTCGAGGCGCCGGAGGCCTGGGCGATCGGCCTAGTTCGCGCCGATCGCCGGCCGTACCACGTGGGCCTGTCGATCGGCGCCGGCGTGTTGCACGCGCAACGCTACGGCGGAACGGTCTATGAACCGTTGCGCCGGTTTGAAACCGCATACCAGGGGGTCAAATGGTTCCGCTGGCGGCGCTGATCTTTCGGCAAAACCCGCTCTCGACGCGCGACGATATCGTGGCGGCGCTCGAGCCTGGCGCCGTGCCGTTTGACTGGCTGGCCGAACATTATCCGAACGGCTGCGGCCGCAAGGTTTGGCACTATCACAATGCCGAGCTGATCGACGCCGACTCGCCTGACTACCTCGAGCGGCCGGTGCAAGCCGGCGACGTCGTGCATCTGGTGACGTTCCCAGGCGAGCCAATTTCGATAACCACGATTCTCGTTACGGCGCTGGTGACGGCCGCCGTATCCGCCGCGGTATCTATCGGCCTGTCGCTGTTGTTCCCCAAACCAACCGCGCCAAGTGCGGCGACGCCAGGGGGCAGCAATCCGGCAAACCCCGCTTACAACGTGCGCTCGAGGCAAAACATTGCGCGCCTGGGCGAGCCGGTGCCGGCGATCTATGGCCGCGTGATCGCGACGCCGGATCTTTGCGCGTCGCCCTATGCCATGTATGAGGCCGGAACGCGCGGTATGTGGGTCGACTTGCTCATGTGCCTGGGCCATGGCGATTTCGACGTCCATCAAGTGTTCGTAGGCGAGAGCGAGGCCGACCAAATCGAAGGCGGCGCCGCGCGCTGGATTGTTGTTCCGCCGTCCGTGCACGGCGGCGGCTTTGGCTCGCTAATGGGCATCGCCCAGGCGGCCGGCTGGGAACAAGGTTTCATCGAAAACGCCTACGTATCGCAAGAGATAGGCGAGCAACGGTTCACCGACCAAGGCGACGCGAGCGGCTTTTATCGCCTGGGCCGCGCCGGCGTGGTCATGGGTAGCCAGCTCTGGATTTTGCTCGAGTGGCCGCGCGGCCTCTATCAAATGCCGGACTGGGGCCAGCCGATCGGCACGTGGGTTGACTGGGACGTTTACGTTGATGAGGCCGACGCCGACGGCCGGCCGGTGCCTGGCACGCGCCAGGAATTCAATTTTAGTTTCAACGCTGCCGTGATCGACCCTGTCCGGCGAATGGACGCGATCTATTTAGGCCGCAACGCCGCCTGGCTGGTGAAAATCTATCGCCGCACGGTGAAGGAACCGAACGGCGACGAGCAAAACGAATTTTTTTGGCGCGCCTGTTTCCTGGCGTGCGCCCATCCGCCTGGCGTGGCCTACGGCAACACGACTCTGTTGATGGTGCGCCTATTTGCCGAGCAAGTGGCCTCGAGCGCCGATCGCCTGGTGCGCGTGGAGCTCACGCGGCGCCTGCCGCATGTCGACGGATCCGGCGACGCGCCGTCGACGTCGCCGGCCGACGCGTTTGCCGACGTCTATTGCAACGGCGTCTATGGCGGCCGCCGGCCGCGCGCCGAGCTCGACCAGGTGCGACTCAATCAACTGGGCGCCTACTGGGGCGGCTATCAATTCAACGCCGTTTATACCCAGCGCACGACGGTATGGGAGGCGCTCACGCAAACCGTGCAAGGCGTCGCGGCGGCGCCGCTGCCGGTGGCCGGCGCCATGTCGATCGTGCAAGACGGCGTGCGGCCGGTCCGCTCAATGCTGTTTACGGAACAGAACATTGTTAAGAGCTCGTTTCAGCTCGCCTACCATTTCGAGCCGACCGGCGCGCCGGACGGAATCGAAATCGAATACGTCGACCCCAACACATGGTCGCCGGCTTATGTGCGCTATCCGGCCTCGAGCCTGTCGCCCGATCGGATCAACCTGTTTGGCTGTTCGGATCCGGTGCAAGCGGCCCAGGTGGCGCGCCTGCAATGGCAGCGCCGGCAATTGCTGCGGCGCCTGGTGACGTTTGAAACCGAGCTCGAGGGCCTCATACCGAATCCAGGCGAGCGCATTGCCGTTGCCCATACGCTGCCGCGCTGGGGCGTGTCCGGCCTGGTGAAATCCGTTGCCTTCGATGGCGTCAATATCGACCTAGACCGCGCGTTGCCGTGGGATGAGGTAGCGCCGCCCTGGTACATGATGTTTCGCGATCAATGGAGCGGCGCCAGCGCGATCGTGCAAGCGACGCCAGGCGCCGGCGCAAACCAGGCCACGCTCTCGAGCTCGCCCTGGGGGCCAGGCCAAGGCTGGCAACTGGGCAACACGCAAGAGCGCACGCATTTTGCCTGGGGCGATGGCTCGCGCGTGATTAAGGATTTCACGCTGACGGCGTTGTCGCCCAAGGGCGGAAAAACGGTGGGCGTTGAAGGCGTGATTTATGAGCCTGGCGTCTATGACCAAACCCTGTATTTCCTCGCCGGAGCGGTGCCGTAATGGCCGAGCAAATCACCTATCCGACTGAATTCCGATGCGCTCAAATCGCAAACTACCGCGTGGCCGTCGACATGGGCGTGTTGCGGACGCCGATGGATTCCGGCCTGCCGCGCCAGCGCCGGCTCTATCGCACCATGCCGCACACGTTCCAGCTCGAATTCATAATGACCGTGCCGGAGCTGGGCGCCTGGCAACGGTGGGTTAACGCTCACGCTTACGACTATTTCACGATGGGCAAACTCGAGTCGTATTTCGCCGGCGTCATGGGCGAGATAGCGACGCCGCATAGCGTGCGGTTCACTGGCAATCTGGAATACGACAATCCGGTTTATGGATGGGTGCGCGTGCGCGTGCCGGCGGAGCTCGACCCGCTGCAACCGTTCCCTGGGCCGATTGAGCCGACAAACCTTTGGGTGATCGGCGGAACGCCGCCGGCGCCGAGTCCCAACAACGTGATAGCCGGCACGCCGCCGGCGCCAGCGCCGGACTGGCTAATCGCCGGAACGCCGGCTTATCCGGCGGCCGTGATTTAGGGGAGCTCGAGCGATGACCGATACATTTGCAAGGATGCGCCAGCTCAACGGCACGACGGCCGAGTGGGCGGCGAATGATCTAGTGATCGGCCTGGGCGAGTTTGCGGTGGAGAAAATCGCCGGCGGCGCCATGCGGTTAAAGCTGGGCGACGGCGTCGCGAAATTTTCCCAGCTCCCCTATTTCGACCCTGGCGTTTTTTCCTATGTGCTCAAGGGCGGCGACACGATGACCGGCCCGCTGATCGTGCCAGGCCTCACCGTCAACGCCGGCGGCCTGACAGTGTCCGGTGGCAATTCAAACATAACGGCGCCCATCAACCTGGGGCCGAGCGCCACGACCGGCGAGCCGACGCCGGCCGACAACAACAATTCGAAAGTGCCGACGACTCATTGGGTACAAACCCAGGTGGCCGGCATCATTACCGGCCTCAACTATCTGGGCACATGGGACGCGGCGACCAATACGCCGCCGCTGGCGAGTGGTGGCCTGGGCGTGCCGACGCCGGTGCGCGGCGATTTCTATATGGTGAGTGTCGCCGGCTCGACGGATCTAGACGGCAACACGACTTGGCTCCCTGGCGATTTCGTGGCGTTCAACGGCGTTGCCTGGCAACGCATCCCGCAACCGCTGACCTATGACCAAATTGTCGCCGGCCTCGGCTATGTGCCGGCCGATGACGCCGACGTGGCGGCGCTGCAAAGTTCGCAGATTCCGAAAACGCTTGTCGACGCCGCCGGCGATCTAATCGTGGGCACGGCGGCCGACACCGTGGCGCGCCTGGCCAAAGGCGCGGCCGGCCAGGTGCTTTCGGCCGACGCCGGCGGCCTGGTGTGGCAGACGCCCAGCTCGCGCTCGCCGGTGCTCTATAGCGAGGTGGTCACGACCGCCGGCGCGACGGAAATGCGCGTGACGATTCCGACGCCGTATCCAAAGAAAATTGAAATCGAATTCAGCATGGCTACGGCCGACGCCACGCCCCAGGGCGTTGCCTTCCAAGCTCTGCAAAGTGCCGCGATCGTGGCCGGCACAAATTACGCTTGGCAATATCTCCTGGGGACCGGCACGACTCCGCAAGCGAACGGCGCGATCAATACGAGCAATTGGACGCTAGGAACGGCGATTTTTTGGAAGGGCATTTTGCGGCCGTGCCTGGTGCTGCCGTCCGGCCATTCATTCGAGGGCCAGGGCTACGCGCAAGGCGCCGGCGGCATCCGCATCGCGATTAACTGGGCCGGCGATCTTGCCGCTACCGTCACCAACATAACCGGCTTTCGCCTGGGCTTTGGGCCTGGCACGCCGCTCGCTGTTGGCTCGTTTATGCGCTGCTACGTCGTGACATGAGCTCGAGCGCCTGGCGCCTGTCGATCGGCGCCGTCGCCCTGGCGCTGGCGGCGTGCGGTGGCCGTGACCAGCCCGTGACCCTGGCGCCGCAATTCCGCTGCGAGGGCCTGGTGGTGCGCTGCCACGTGATCGCCTGGACTGTTGGCGCGGCCTGGGCCGCGCGGCTCGAGGGAACGCATATCCGGTGCACGTGCGCCAACGCCTAGCCGTTCCGACTCCCGACACGGCCCTATCCGTTGTGGTTAGGCCGAACGCGGTAACACAATCGAGAGCGGCGTTTTACCTGCCGGACCTAGGGCATTGCCTGACGCGTCAAGCCAACAAAAACGCCTAACCCATTGATCGTAAAGGCGCCTTGACGTCGTGTTCGCAATGTGGACATGATCGTTACAATTATCAGTCCCCTTAGCGTCCGAAAATTCCAATGAAACGCGCCCGCAAGACGAAGGGCGATGGCGCGGCCCGCTCGAGCCGCACGCGCCCGAAGGCGAAAAAGCCCAGGCGATCGGCCAGGCTCCGCAAGGTGCTTGCCCTGTTCCCGCAACCCGAGCTCGCGCGGATCTGTGGCGTCAAACGCCAGGCCGTCCAGCAATGGGCCGACCTACCGCCGCAACACGCGCTCGCCGTCGAAAAGGCGAGCGGCGGCGAGCTCACGAAAGAGTTTCTAGCGCCAAATTTTTACCCGCGGCCGGCATGAGCGCACACGCCGGCCCAGCGAGAGAGGCGCCGCGGCCCGCCGGCGATCGGCCTGGCGCGATCGTGGCGCCGGTGGCCTGGCCGGAGCTCGCCCACGAGCTAGTCACGCAACGCGGCCGCGCGCGCCGTTTGGAGCTGGTGCCGCTGGCTCACGAGTTGCGCGAAGCGATCGCCTGGCGCGTTCGCAATCTCACGCCGCTGGTGGCGTCGCCGGCCTACGCGCCGTTGTGGCTCCAGGGCGGCGCCGATCGGCGCCGGCTCATGCTGGCCGCCGTTTTCGAGTCCGGCGATTTTCATTACGGCGCGAGCAATCGCGAGCGCCGGCAAACCCTGGCGCGCTGGATCCACGCGCGCCTAAGCGCGGCTCCGGCTCCGGAGCCGAGCGCATGACGTGAAGTGAATTTTGCGAGGGGCCGGAAAGGCGGCCGGCCTCTCGTTTTGTGTGGCGTGCGACGTTGACGCGAAGCACGACCCGAGAAACCGGCCGCCAGGGACCGACGAACAATGTTGAACGCAGAGCGTAGGAATATCAAGGCCACGACAAGGCGCCTTGACGATGACACAAAAGGGCCAGGGAACGCCGCGCGGCGCTGGATTCAATCGATAGGCAACCTATCGCGAACCGAGCGCGACGTGGGCCTGGCGTTCGCCTGGTACGCCGATAACGACGGTTTCGCCTGGCCTAGCCGCTATTCCCTGGCCGTCCGATCGCGTTTGAGTGTTCGGACCGTCCAGCGCGCGCTCGAGGGCCTGGTGGCGCGTGGCGTGCTGATCGAGGCCGGATCCAAAGTGACCCGCGACAAGCGCGACGGTCGACCCCTCACCCGGACGCGGCTCTATCGCCTGGCGCTCTCCGATCGGCTCGAGCCCGTATTGCCGGCGACCGAACGCCGGCGCCTGGCGCGCGAGCTCGCCGGCGAAAGTGCCAATTTGGCACTCTCGATAGGGGCCGAAACCCGTCCTATCGAGAGTGCCAAAACAGGGCCGCAAACGGGGCCGGAAACGGTCGATCGAAAGTGCCAAATTGGCACTCTCGAGGCCGATCGAGAGTGCCAAATTGGCACACAATCCTTAGTAACAACCCAGGCAATGGTCGACGGCGCCGGCGAGGGCGCGCCCCTCACGCCAGCGCCGGCGCCGCCGACGGCCGGCACAACAACCGTTCAAATTGTTGCCGCGCGAGGCGCCGGCATGACGGCGATAGCGGCCGGCAACGTCGTGGAGCTCACGACGGCCCAACAGCTCGCGACCGTGGCGCGCCGCAAGGCCGCGTTGGCGCGCAAACCGGCCGGCGGCCGCTGGTGGGACGTGCTGCCGGTGGAGCTCACGACGGCGGCCGATCGACCGAATCGCCTGGGCGATCGCAAAGACTGGCGGCGAGGGCCGAAGGCATGAGGCTAACCAAGACGAAGAGTCGAAAAACCGGCGACCCGTTCCTGGCGTCGAAAGCCTGGCGGATCCTGCGGGCGCGCCATTTGAAGCGGCATCCGCATTGCGCCTGGTGCCCAGCTCGAGGGCCTCGAGGCATGACCGTTGACCATATCGAGCCGCGCTCGAGGCGGCCGGAGCTCGCCCTGGATCCTGCCAACCTGCAAACGCTGTGCGGCACGTGCCACGGCCAGGCGAAGCAAGCCCACGAGCTGGCCGCCGGTGACGTCATGGCCGGCGGCTCGAGCTCGAGCGGCTGGCCTGTCGACCCTGGCCATCCGTGGAATCTGGCCGCCAGCGCGCCCGCGGCCGCTCGCCTGGCTCCGCCCAGGCCGTCTAACGACCCGAGAGGGCGGCCCGCGCCCCAAATCGCCCCAGGGGCCAAAAACCGGCCCTAGCGATCGAATCCCCAACAACGGAGAATTGCGCCAATGGATATTTCCCGCCTAAACGCCCGAATCCGGCATATCCCAGTGCCGGAGCACATGCAGCGCCGGCCGATCACGCGCCGCGGCTTTCCGGTGCCGTTTTTCGTGGCCTGGCTCTCGCCCATGGGCGCCGACATGCCGGACGGCATGGGCGAGCCTGATTTCCGCGTGGTCGACGGCAAAAAGCTGGCGGCCTGCCGCAAGCTGGGCCTGTGCTGGCTATGCGGCAAACCGCTGGGCAAGTTCCGCGCGCTGGTGGTTGGCCCCATGTGCCTTGTGACCAGGCGCACGCCGGATCCGGACTCCCACACGGCGTGCGCCGAGTATGCCGCGCGCGCCTGTCCATTCCTGGCCAACGATCGGACCAGGCGCAACGAAGCGGTGCCGCTGCCGGAGGGAGCGCAAGCCCATCCGATGGGCGCGAAGCGAAATCCTGGCGTCTGTTGCGTGTTCGTGCATACCGAGCGGTGGCTAAAGCTGGCGCCGCAACCCATGGGCCTACCGCCGCTGTTTCAAATGCCGAGCGGCGAGCCGCGCCGGCTCACGTTCTGGGCCAATGGCGAGCGCGCAACCCGTCGCCAGGTGATGGACTCGCTTAACGGCGGCCTCGAGAT